AGAGATGCTTACGCTGCAACAAAACTACTGTCAAAGTCGACCTTTTTAAAGACCGGCGTAGATAAGCAGCAAGTTGCTTTTACAAAGTTCTCAGAATCTGAGGCTTTGTGTAGGCAAACGAATTTCCGACTGACACATCTGACTTCTGACCCTTCATATAGGGGTCCGAACGTTTGGATGTATAACACATTCATTCGTAAAATCGAAGATGTGCTGGTCGGTTATTCTCCTGAAGACCTATTCAACAAGGCTAATTGGGGTCCTGGTGTGACAACTCTCTTAAAGGGAGTTGAAGCATCAGCCACCAATAAGTTCCAGTGTGAAACTGGAATAACGCGTGATTTGTACTACATAATCTCCGACCTCTTTGCAGAGGCTTATCCCATTTGGGGGGAGCACCTGAATCAATCAGGTTTCCCTTCATTTGAGACTGGGAATTATGTTGTCACTGTGCCGAAGGATGCGTTTACGGACCGTGTCATAGCTATTGAGCCAGGGATTAATCTCTGGTTTCAAAAAGCTATTGGCCTTATGATCCGTGAGCGCCTCTTCGTACATGGGATCGACTTGAATTCGCAGGAAAGAAATCAGCAACTTGCAAGGCTTGGAAGTTATGACTCCAAGCTTGCAACTGTTGACTTTTCTTCTGCTAGCGATACCATTGCCTTTCGCCTTGTGGAGGGATGTCTTCCTCCTCATTGGTTTCAGATAATGGACGCTTGTCGGTCACATTTCGGTAAACTCGAAGGAAAGCTCATTAAGTGGGAGAAGTTCTCCAGTATGGGGAACGGCTTCACTTTTGAACTTGAAAGCCTAATCTTTTATGCTGCTGCTTTTGCAGTATGCTCATATCTGAAATTAGATACGAGCCAGATTAGTGTCTTCGGAGATGACGTTATTTTGCCATCTTCTGCCTTCGATCTCTTTTCATCTTTTAGCTCGTTCCTTGGCTTCTCTGTAAACAAAAAGAAGAGTTTTTCTTCTTCAGTTTGCTTTCGAGAGAGCTGTGGTTCTCACTATTATGATGGGATTGATGTCAAACCTATATTCGTTAAGAATATAGCTCTTACGTTGCCTGAACTCTTCCGATACGCTAACTTGATTAGATATTGGGCTCACAGGAGGAACTCACAGACCTCCTGCGACTCAACATTAAAGTCAAGCTGGCTTATCCTTTTCAAAGCTGTACCAAAGAAGTTACGCATCTTTGGGTGCTTTGGGAAGGGGGATGGCTTTATCATTGGAAACTTTGATGAAGCTGTCCCTGTGAGAGCCAAACATGGTATCGAAGGATATTATGTATGGCAGTTCGGGCATGTCGGGATTACTCGACATTCGGAGAAAGTCGGTTTATTGCTAAACCGTCTTCGAAACAACTCAATCCAAGAGTATGGTAATAACTATACTCTAAGAGGCCGAACACGTGTTCAACTTACTAGAACACTAGTATCACAGTGGTACAATCTCGGACCTTGGATCTAATCGAG